GCGGAGGTGGCATTCACAGCGCTGGCTGCCAGCGGCACGGGCCAGCCGTTCAGGCCGATGGTGCTGCGGCGCTCCAGACCGATGGCGCCCAGGGCGCGGTCGAGGATCTTCATCGGCAAGTCTCCAGCCACAAAGCATTGGCGCCGATACCAGGGCGGTGCAGGTCGTACACGGATGGCATGCTGCGCAGGGCCACGGTGGTGTCTTGATAGGCAGGGTCTGACGTCAGGGTTATTTCTGCCAGCTCCACCGTCAGCAGCTCGCGCACGGTCTGCGCGCCGCGTGCTTCCCAGCGGTCGCCGCCCTCGGGCACGCGAAAGCCAAACGAGCAACCGGCCACATCGCCGCGATCCACCAGAATGGCCAGGTCACGCCCGTGGGTGGTGTCGGGCAGGGCCAGCTCAAAGGCCAGGCCGTGGGCGTCCTCCTTGAGCTTGAGCGTGCCGCCTCGCGTGGTGCCCAGTAGCGCGTCGCCTTGATGGTGGTAGAGGGCGCGAATGTTGGAACCCGTCGCCAGCGATTTGGCGAAAGCGCCAGGGCGGATCACCTCGCAGAAGCTGCCCAGGTTGGCCTCGGAATTGAACACGGCGGCGTAGCCGGTCAATGTCTTGTTGCCGCTCGCCTTGAGCGTGCCGTGTCCGCGTAGTTCCAGCATTCGCAACTCTCCCGATTACAGGGTGATGTCTTCGATCACCGTGAACGCATCCTCACGGCGGGGCACCATGTCGCAGGTGGTCAAGATGCGAACTTGCACAGCGCCACGGCTGAACGGGCCTTCTGCGTACATGTTCGCAACCACGTCCACAGAACCCCAGGTTCCGACGAACATTTCGGAGAAGTCGCCGACGATCATTCGGCCCTTGGCAGGCGATCCGGCCTTTTCTGTCAGTTGGTTGGTCACTGCCACCGGCACGCCAGCCAGTTGGCCGTTGTCCAGCAGGTAGCCTGGCAGGCCCGTTTCGCGCAGTGTCTTGCGCAGGATGGTCGCCACCTTCGGATGGGTCAACCAGGCATTGGGCGTGATGTTCTTCAGCGCCAGCCCTTGCAACACGGTCAGGACAGTGGCCCAGGACAAGGTGGCCAGCGTGCCGGTGCCAGTCGCAGCAGTCAGCAGGCCCTCGGGTTGCTTCACGCCATCGCCGTGGATCATGGCCCGGTCGATGGCCAGCGACACGACGTTGATGAAGTCGTCACGAACGAGCTGTTCAATCGAAGGGTTGGACTGTTGCAGCAGTTGGCGGCTCAGTTCGGTGATAGCGCCCACATGCTTGGGCTTCAGCGTGATGTTGTTGAACGTCATGCCGGTGTCGGTCAGTGCGTCACCTTCGGCCAGCCATTGCGCTGTGCTGCTGGTGGCCTGGCGCGGGATCACCACATCGCCGCGCAGGTTGGGCAGGACGCGGGCACCCAGGCTGCGGACAACCATGGAGTTGCGCAGCAGGCCCACGAATTGATCCGGGCGGAAGTCCTCGGGCACGATGCCTGCGGCGGTGGTGGTGGTCTGGGCGGCGCGGGTTTCGTTGAACAGGGATGCGGGGATCAGCACGCCCTTGGATTGCACGCCCTGGCGCTTTTGCTCGGCGTTGTACTCGGCAAGTGCGCCGGACAGGCTGCGTTGCTCGGCATGGGCTGCGATGGCCTCCACCACGCTGATGCGGCCTTCCAGCTCGTTGCGGGCCTTGTCCACCGGCTGGCCCAGGCTGCGGCGCTCCCAGTCCTCCACGAGTTGGGCGCGCTGCTCCTGGCCTTCCAGCGAAGTGATTTCGCCCTTGATGGTGTCGAACTTGGCTTGTTGCTCGGGCGTGAGAGTGGGGGCGCTGGCCAGCAGGGCGCGGGCCTCTTGGACTTTGGCGGCGCGTTGCTCACGGATGGCATGCAGTTGCATAGGGGTCACTTTCAGAAAAGGTGCCCATGCAATCGCCGGGCGGGTTGTAAGTCGATACTGTATTTTTGTACAGTACGCATGAATTATCCCGCATTTGCAAGAAAAGCAACAGTTATTTGCTGTGAATTACTGATTTATTTGTGTTTCTTGCTGAAATATGTGCTATGGGCGGCGGTTTCTTGCTGTGAAGGGCTGGCCAGACGTGAAAAAACCCGCGTGGGCGGGCTGGGGTTACTTTTGTGGTTTAGCTCAATTTGATCTCAAACCAACAAAGTAACATTGATTGATTGCGTTACTTTACCAGTTGTGCTTAAATAAGCGAAACCATTAAAGTAACGGGCCATGTACAGCAAAGCAGCAACACGGATTGAAAACTATTACCGCAGGTTTGGCTGCGGCGGCTTTGAGGGGAAGTGCCTTGTTTGTGGTGACGCCTTCAGCTCTAGCCGGGAAGCAAAGTATTGCAGCAGCCGATGCGTGAATGACGCGGCCATTGCAGTCAGAAAAGCGAAGGCAGATGCAAAGCGAGCGGCGGTTAAATCCTGCGTCGCATGTAGTCAGCCGATTGAACAATCACCCAGCGCGAAGGTGAAACTGTATTGCGGCGCGGCGTGTAAGCAGCGGGCGTACCGTGCGAAGCAAGTGGACAAAATTACCACTTGATTTTCCACCTCCCCAACCTCGCGGGCGCGGCGGTGGGCTAGAAGTCGAGTTTGTCAGATTCCACGGCAGGCACGGGAGCCACAGCGCGGCGCTTTTTGGTGACGTGGTACGCCGTCAGCACCTGGCTGGCCACCAGGTCTAGGGCGGGTTTCGTTTCGCCGTTTTTGTCAGTCCATACCCGTGGCGTCAAAGTGCCCGATAGAGAGACGCTCGCCCCATCGTCCAGGGCCATCAATGTGGTGCATGGCGCAACGTCGAATGCGATCACGTTGACAAACAAGCTCTCACCATCGCCAGCGGCTGCGCGAACCTTTG